GACGTTGCCCCACACGCTCGGTTTCCAATCTCCATATTCATCAGCGTATACCCCCGAGTAGCCCATTCCGCGCATGGCGTCGGCGTTGTCAGCTCCGAACAAGCGGATTTGGCTACCGTTGATGAGCGTGATAGTCAGTTCCTGCTCGTTAACCGATTGGATGATCGGGTGTGCGCCATCCTTGAAGTATTGCCATGCGACTGCTTTGGCCTGCGATCGGTACGGTGCGACGTAGGCGAATAAGCCATATGGCCCCTGATACATAGCAGCAGCGCGGATCATGTCATTGACCGCGGCGACGGTCTTACCTGCGCGGCGGTGTGCGACAAGGCAAGCCCAGCGTTTCGTGCGTTCATGGAACGGCATGAACGCCTTGCGCGGGCGATAGGGCAGGATTATTCGGGAGCCATCCATCCGATCTGTACCTTGACCGGGCCGTTGTCCTTACCTGTGATCTCTTGGCGGGCGAGTTTGGGAACGTGGTATTCCAGCAGGGTGCTGAAGGCGTCAAAGGCAGCCTGCGCTCCCTTCTCGGCAGCGATCTCGTCTAGCCACCCTTGGAGTCTGTCTGCGTTGCCGTCCACAAACGCTGCAATGGCCTCTCTGGCGGCCTGCGTAGACTTATTAGGCAAGCCCTTTGGTCTACCCGGCCCGCCTTTCTGACCCTTTTTAAAAGCACCTGCGTTCATCGTCGGATAATGATTTCGTTAAGCGGAACATCGTAACTTGGGAATGTTGCTCGGCGTTCTTGCGGCGTCATGTTCATGCGCTTTTCAACCGCACGGGCTTCGGCTTCACCAAGTATGCGTTCATACAATTCGTAGTTTGACTTTTCTTCTAATGTTTTTCGCAAATCATCTAATTTGCTTGTTGCGATTGCGCTTTCTTGCGTTTCTCTAAATACCTTGTCTGCTTTTCGCAAAGCCTTTTTTGTTTCGGCTGGAGACATTGCGTCTGCCGCATCACGCATATCAGGCCGATCTGCCTCAATCATGCGCTGCATACGGCGTACCGCGCCTCTAATCCAGAAATCACGGTTCGCTCCCGCCTTTGCAGGCATTTGCCACCCATAACCTTCGTCTGCCATTTGTTGCGAAACTTGCGAGCCATACTTATACCAATCTGACAACCTTGTAAGGTCGCGTGGTTTTGGATTGTCTTTGGTTTGCAGCCTTTCCAACAACTGCGCGTAATTTGCCCGCGACGCTTCTTTGCTTGCCACGCTTGCCCATGCGCGTTTGTATGAATCGTTTGCGTAAGGAGCATATCGCCGTTGCATATCTTCTTGCAAAATGCGGCGAGCAAGGTCAGGATTACCACCGCCTGAAAATCCTTCTTGATGCTGAATTGCGTGTTGCAATTCGTGCAACATTGTTTCATTTGCGTCTTTCGGCTTGCCCTTTACATAAGGGGACAAACTGACCGATTTGCTTTCTCGGTTGTACGCGCCCATCGCGTCGCCTAAAGGTTGTTCGCGCCGAACAATTGTGCGCTGCCCAATTTCAGGATATGCCTCATACAAACCGCCCGGATGCTCAAACGCAAGGCGAGCGCGAGCGCCCAAATACCCAGATTTGCCATATTCCAGCCCGTAATTGCCTTTAATGTCCTCTTGCAACGGCTTTTTGGTTGCTGCTAACTCCCGAACACTTCGGTTAAACTCACGCGGAAACAAATCGGGCTGCGTTTTTGCGCCTGTCTTTAGTTCGCGCACCCGCTGATTGATTGCTGCAATTTCAGCCTTTTTTTCTTGAATTGCAGTCTCGTAATCTGGTTCTTCACGCAATTTCGCGCCAATATCGCTAATTTCTTGGCGCAATCTGTTGTCAGGCGCTCGGAATGTGCCTGTTTCGCGCCAAATTGTTTCTGGGTCTATTCCAGACGCTTCCATTTCTTCTGCGCGTTTGGCGGCAGCAGCGTCCCATGTCCTAGCGTTTTCGCCTATGAAAATGTCTCGCTTGCCCACGCCTTTGACGCTTGGCGTTAAGAATTCACCGATCACTTCGCCTGCGCCTAACGGGCCGCTAGTGGCCTTCTGGGCGGTATAGCGCAATGCGTCAGCAATTAGCGAGGGGTCGCGCGCCATTTGCCTGACGCTTTCGTAAGTGCCTTTTACGGTGCCGATCGGATCGGTTATCAGGGCTTTAGTGCCTTCAAGTGCGTTGACGCCAGCCTGACCCAATCCTGCGGAAAAGTTTTCAAGGTCGGTGCGTAGGCTGCGGCGAGCCGGTTGGACAGGCGGCAGGTTGTCCGTCGTCGGGACAGATTCCATCATGCGCCGTCGGCGTTCTTCCTCGTAGGCGAGGGCGGCGGCTAGGCGTTGACGGTCAGCGGCCATTACTTGTTCCTGCTGCTAATGGCTTTGGCCTTGGCTCGGGCGTCCTCCTTGCTAGAGGCTCCCCATGCCTTGAGTGCGAGGGCGAGGCGTGTGGGTTCGCCGTTCTTTGCCATCGGCCCCGGCATATTGCCCATCCGAGCGAGGAAAGAGGCTCGGCGTGGATTGTCGCCAGCCTTGACCGGGGGCTTGAGCGTCCCGCCTGTCTCGGCCTTATACGAGGCACGACCCTTGGCGTTCAGCCCGCCTTTCGGGTTCTTGCCCTCGCTGCGTGTCCAAGCCGCGCTCATGTAGAACCTTTCTTTTCTGGTTTAGCGGTTTTGGCAGCCTGCTTGAAGTCGGCAGCAGTTGGGCGCCCCTCCTCGCCGGAACGCTTCATACGCTCGCCCGAACCGGCCTTGATGCGCTCCTGCTTTGCCAGAATGTTGGCGTAGAGTCCCGGCTTACGGTTCATTTGAAACGCTCCAGCTTGTAAACCAATGCGCTGATCTCGCCCACGATTTCGTCAATAATGTTCTGCAAGTCCGTGTCTTTCGGCAGGTCGCCTCGGATGCCCTTCACGAACGTCAGCAGGCTATTGGCGTATTCGGCTGCGTCCTTCTGTACCTTAAAACCATCGGGGTAATCGGTCAGCGGGATGATGCCGTAGTGGCCTTGATACGCCTCGGCGTACTTATCGGCCAAATCTACGATGTTTTCGTAGTAGTGACCCAGGGCTTTGTGGCTCGCGTAGCTCGCCGTCTGCAAATGCAGAAAATGCGTTGCTGTTGCCGAGTGCAGCAACACACCAACAAATTCAGCAGCATCTTTGTGGGACATAGAGCCTCCCGTGGTGAGGGTATTTTAACGCTATTGGTTCGTCAACTGCACTAATCCGTGCGGCAGGATCAGCGCCAACGTGCTGTCGTCGGGGATGCCGTGACGCTCCAAGACCTCACGCTCGGGCGGGTAGACGAGCATCGCACCGTGGTAAGTGAATTTCATGGCGTTTGCCACACCCTTTTCTATGCCCTCAAAGTCATCTAGCGCCACGATGCTTTGCGAGTGCAGTAGGCGACCAATGTGCCCAAGATCATCGGGTTCCAACCGACCGTCAAGGAATAGCAGGTCAATGGCGGGCTGGAGCTTGGCAAACATATCTGTGCTGCTGGTCATCGGGTACTGGTTCACCTTGAACGGCAGTTTCACATCGTTGCTGTAATCGCAGGTGTGTAGTTCCGCACCGCGAAACACCAAGGCAAGTGTGGATTTCCCGATGTAGGTGCCGACCTCGGCAACACGCTTCGGCTTATACGCCTGCACCACGGCATACAAACACCAGAACGTCGCAAAACTGACGCTACCTGTCGGTTTCGCGGTGGCACGCAGCGCATCCAGCATATTCAGTTGCTCCACCCACGTTGCTTTCGGGTGGCTTACGACGTTTTCTAGCAGCGTTTCCCAAATAATTCGGCTAGTGCGTTTTCTGTTTAAATTAACCATGTTAGATTTCTCCGATGTCAACTTTTGTGTTTTTCCATGTCGGCGCAGACATCTCCCAGCCGACTGCAATGGTGGCGTCCCTTCGTAAGCACAACTCGGGCGCTGAAATCATCCAAGTTACCGACAAGAACACCCCGACCATCCCGGGTGTGACTTGGGCGCACCCCACCGAGGGCAACCCCGAGTACCTGATGTTGTGGCGCACCCGAGCGTTTGCCGCGTTGCAACTTGCCCAGCCAGCCCTGTACATGGACACCGATATGCTGGTGCGTCGTCCCCTGCATCCCGAGTTGCTGCTGGGCGATGCGGTCATTGCCGTGACGCGCCGATCCTTTATGCGTGAAGCGATCTTTAACGCTAAGCAACGCGGTCAGGATTATTCCGAACACGCGGGTAAAGCGCTGGACGCCGTGTACCCATACATCGGCTGCTGCACTATCACTCCTGACGGTTTTGCGTGGGAGCAGTTGGCCGAGATGTACGACCGGCTGGAACCCAAATACAAAACTTGGTACGGCGACCAAGAAGTGCTGCGGGAATACGTCAACCGCCTGCCGCCGTTTGTCGTCGCGCACCTGCCAGAGCATCAATACGCCTGCCTTCCCGAGCATTTTGGCGAGCATCCAAACCCCGTCATTTCGCATTACAAAGGCAACCGTAAGGCACAGATGTTCACCGACGCTGCTCGGGCTTAATTGCAGCCAGGTATCGCTCCATCAGCTCGCGCACCGTAGCCTCGGGATCTCGAGCAACGTAAAACTCCCCGCGGGGTTCAAACACTTGCCGGAACCGTTCCTGGCTCGGGCGTAGCTTTCCTTTTTCGACTTTGATTTCGACCCAACACACCCACGGCACCCCGTCCGGCAGCAACCTGACGACGAGCCGATCGGGAACGCCGCCGTTTGAGGCGAAGTCTAGGACGTCGAATCCGGCTAGGGACAGCGCCTGGCCAATAACCCCATCGTTCGCGTCTCTCCTGGCTCGGTATCTCATCTCGAGCCTCGTTGAT